TTGCCGTTGGCCTTGATGTCTTCCTTAGTGATCTGCTCAAAGAAGAACACACCTGTGTCCTCATTCAATACTCTGATTGTGTCAGCGTAATCCATGTTACGTCTAGCAGCCTCTAGCATTGCATTAAGTATTGGCTCAAGAAACACACGCTCAAAGTGAGCAGTCTTGTGTTGGAAGATACGACCTGCAGCTGTCATAAGAGACTGCACTTCGAAGGCTGTCTTCTCGCCAGCTGAACGTATGCCCATAGCTTCACGAGGAGCACCAGCAAGCATCTCCATTTTATTCTCTAGGTTTTGAATCTGGAAGTCAGCGTTAAGGGCTGTAGAGTCAGGAACTAGGTAACCTACGTCACCCTCATCACCTAAGTAAATTCGAGATCCTGGTTCAAAATCAAAGTCTTCCACGTCACCCTTAATCTTAAGCATAGGGTATGCAATCTGATCGAACACATCTGACTTAAGGTTCTCTAGGTGGTCAATGCGATACTGCATACCTACTAGGTTGTCTAGCGGCCCCATAGAGTAAAGGTTGTCAGGACGGTCACGCCAGCCTGCGTGGAAGACAGAAGCCTTACCTAACCAGCTAGGGTTCTGCTCATTGGACAGGACGTAGGAGCGATCTACAACTGTGATGATACGGTTCTTGTGGTAATGGTTATGGTCTGCATCATACATGTCACCGTAGAATGTAAGTATCTCTACAAAGTCTGACTCATAGTATTCCTGTAAGGAAGAGAAACCATCTGCAATAAATGCCTGAGACTTTGACATATCAACATCAGTACCACTAGCGGCTGACCTATTGAAGAGCATCTTCTCAAAGATTTCTTCCATGTAGGCGTTGTCAACTGTCTCATCAATCTTTCGTTTGACCTCACCCTTTGTCATAATAGAACGAATGATCTTAGGGGAGCTACCAAAGTCAGGGGCTAAAGGGTTAAAGCATATATCAAAAGGAGAGATACGTACTAGCTTAGGGCCTAGGTAGTTGACAGCCCTCTCACCATCTTCATAGGTGGTGTAGTCCTTAACAAAGTCAACGGAAGCAAAGCAGTTACCATACTGGATATAGTCATTGATTAGTTTGCTTGTTGTGTTCTCAAAGTCAGACTGACGAATTTTGTTTTCTAAGTATGCTTGGATAGTATCTCGTTTAGCTTTAGTGTCTGATTCACTGTCACTAGCTTCAAAACGAAACCAACGCTTCTGAGGAAACAAGGCTGAGAAGTAGTTAGCGTGTAGGTTATCTGCAATCTGTGTGAGCTTAGGTGTTGTTGTGCTGTTAGTCCAAGGTAGTTTAGAGTTAGCTGTGGTACGAGTATCAGTAGCGTACACGTAGTTTCTTAATTCTTTCCACTCATCAATCTTTGTTTGACGGGCATTGTTCCATTCGGTCCAACGATCTGAAATTTCAGAGGCTACACTGTGGGGGTTAATCGTAGTTTTAAAATCAACTGTTGTGCCAGCCATTAGAATGAAACTCCACCAAATCTTGAATTGAACTGTACGACATTAGTAGTTGTTCGTCTTACAGTACGAGAGGGCTTAACAGCCATGTCTACCACGGAGGCAAGTGCGTCAATAACATCATCGTGTGGTGGGTTGCGGGATGACAACTCTTCCTCTAGGATTTGAGTATTGCCACCCCTGTAGTGCCACATGCTAAGGTTGTCGTACCTAGGTTCTAAAGCTGAAGCTATACGCTCCTGTTTGTTACCTTGGTTTTTGTTAGGTCTGAACTCTTCGATGCTGATCGAAAGACCATGTTGTTTAACTAACTCTTTAAGTTGCTTAACGATTGCAACCTGAGCTACTGATGTCTCAGCCCTCATCTTACGAAAGGACCACTTGCTTGACAGATGAAAGATATGCTCAAAGTATTCTGAGATACGATCTGTCTTAAACCTGTCAATATCTAAAACAAAGACATTGTTATCTGAGTCTATTCCTACAACAACTATGGCTGTGTAGTCTGCTTTCTTTGACAAACTAAATGCGAAGTCAACTGCAGCGTAGACGTTAAGCTTGTTATCTTTGTAGAACCAGTAGCCGTTGTCTTGTCGAAGGTGCTTCCTGTCGTAGTACTGAAACTTGTCTTTACCTACTGGTACATTGTCAGGGTCACTAGGGTCATTGTAGTACTGCGCTCTAAACTGTCCCTTGTCTAGGTACTGCCCACGCTTCTTAGCTAGGATTTTAATGTCAAAGCCAAACCACTTACCATCTCTTCGTTGAGTACGAGGCCATAACATTTGTCCTGTACCATCTCCACGTTCCTCTACTGGACGCTCAAAGATTTCGTAGATGTTCTCTTCAGTTATCTTGTTACCGTCATCATCGTATATGTCTTCTGTCATTTGCAACAGATCATTGTACAAATCAGCTGGGTGATAACGAGTCCCTACAACCCACTCCTGTGCGTTGGCTCCCTCAATAGATGACAAAAGAGAGTATTGACTTTTAACTTTGTTTCTGCCTTCACCTGTGTATGCATTCTCGTAAACAACAATGTCATCTAAAACGGCAATGTCACAGTGCATCCCTGTAAGGGAAGTAGTAAGGCCACCAGTAAACACTGAGGGGTCACGTACATTTTCTTTTTTACGTAGCGGATGATCCAACATAATCTCTGAGTTAGTCCACCTAGTTCGTCTACCTTCATCTGGGTTGACATGATCGGGCCAATACCTAGTATAGATTTCAGAAGTTAAGATACCTTTAATAAACCCTAGTTGTTTTTCGGCTAGGTTAGCTGTGGCTGATATGTAAAGTATGCGAAGGGTAGGGTCTTTGGTTAGCATCCAAGCTACACGATATGCAACAAGGCGAGACTTACCGTGGTCACGAGGGAAGAGAAGAAGCTGATGTGACTTATGATCTGGTCTTGTCCACCAATCACAAACATCTTCGTGGCACTGTCCTAAGAGTTGCTCAGGGGCTACCAGCCTAATGAATGTAGCTAAGTCAGTCTCAGCTGCTTGTTTGATTTGGTCTAGTGTGTCCATTGTACCCTAAGTTGTTTTGGTTGTCAACTATAAAAGTTAATTTATTTATCACTAAGGTGAAGTCGGCCAATCGCCACCGTTACCTTCTACGTCTGGGTACACTAAGTCGGGCCAGTTGGAATGGGCTGTAATATTACGCAGAGCAGTTCGGTAAGTTACCCAAGCTGAAGGTACAGAACCACCAGCTTCCAACGCTTTGGTAGCAACCCAATCAGAAGCAGCCAACCTCTTGTCCCGTTCCGCACGGTTCCGCAGCTTTGTTGCAACGACAACAGCCGCAGCTATAGCAGCTATTTCATCAGAGGTTAGTGCAACTACGCGGCGAGTGTATACAGTGCCATCTGAAAGATAAGGAGTAACACTCTCGCTTTGGTGGGTAGCATTATTAAATGCCAAGAAGGTTACAACCTTTACACAAGAATTATTTAAAAGCCATGCATCATTTGGTTCAGCTGAGTAGAAGTTAGTGTTAGGGAATAGTGTTCTGTGGGAACCCACCTCAACTATAGTGTCACCATTCATTTTTGCTATCTTCATTGTTACTGTCCTTTGTCTGCGAATGGTTTGGTTGGCGCTGTGAAATTGTTGGTGTATCTGGCCATGGATGAGATTCTGAAATCATCAATGTAGCCTTCATACATATTGTCACCACTTGCCCTGCCACTTAACTGTATCAGATCCGTTCCGTCCCGTATCTGAAAGTCAGATGAAGCAAGAGTGGCTCCAACACCATTAATATAGACTTTCAAGTTACTGTTTTTTACCCACGCTACATGATACCAAGTGTTAAGGGAAAGCACTCTGGTGTCTGCCGTTAGCTCTACTTGCGTTCCTGAGCTGTTTATATACCAGAAAGTTAGTTTGTTGCCGTTTGCAATCCTTGCTAGCCAGCTTCTAGTCGAGCCACCACCAAACTTACTAGCCACAGCAAACTCATCATTTCCTGTTCCAGCATTGGCCGTTAAATATAACCAGCCCTCTATTGTCCAATCTCCATCGCCCAGATTATTACTAGCGCTATTAGTCAGGGTTGCATAATCACCAGCGCCATCAAAGTATATTGACGTATCACCAAACTTAGCTTGACCAGTGCTGATTTTAGTACCACCAATTAACGTCAGATTGTTCTGTGCAGCACTATCAATCGCCTGTCCGTTTGCCATGTTTAACAGTAGCTTGGTATTGGTAATAGCTGTCAGTGGGGCTGCTGGCGGGGTAAACGCAGAGGTGTAAACAGCAGTGCCGTTTACTACACGAGCATCAGAAATATAACCTTTCATATTGTTATTAGCAGTATGGTCTTTCCCTATTTTCAAAACCTGTGACGGGTTTGCATATGTCCTTGCGTCATCCTGAACACCCTTTTGAACACCATTGACATAGAGGCGTCCTTTGTCATCAGATTTGTTGCGAACATATGCAAGATGATACCAAGCGTTTGGAGTCATATCGTGGTCAACAGTAAAGTCTCCATCAGAGCCATTGCCGTAGCTACCCCAATATATTTTAGGAGAGCCATAAGAAATATACCACCGACCATTACCACTTGCCCCACTTGTGCCTATTGGAACCTTGTAATTGTCAATAACTGTTGGATATATCCATACCTCTACCGTAAAAGAGTTATCACCGAACCCAAAATCGTTGCTTGTAGGGCCTGTAAGGGCATCGTCTGCGGCACCAGTAAAGAAAGCACTCGCACCATTCACCGCAGGGTCATACGCTGCGTCAGTTAGGATTGCGCCGAAGGCTGAGACGGATGGGTTGCCTGATGGTGTGACTGTGTGGGCTGAAGTAGAGTTGTCAACAAACCTGTTAGACTGTCCCGTTAATAATACTGTATTTGTAATGGCTGTTAGTGGGGCTGTTGGTGGGGTGAAGTTAGATGTGTAAACTGCTGTGCCTTTGACTACTCTGTAGTTACTTTGAGTTCCATAAAAAGGCCAATAGCTAGTGCCTTGTTTACCCACGTAAAACGCTCCGCTTCCGTCCCCTATATTATTACTTGAAGTCGTTCCTTTAGCTACACCGTTAACATAAAACGTACCCGTTCCAGAAGACACCGAAAAGGCAACGTGGCTCCATGTATTTAATGCAACAACCCCAGCAGTGGAGTCTCCGTTGCCTCCCATGCCATTGACCTGCAAAGCTCCATTGGCTAAAACAGTAAAGTACCAACCTGCGTGATGCATAATACTGTTGTAGGCAAGTAATCTACTTGGGTTTATAAATGCTTCCAAAGTAAAGGTAGTGCCTAATGTCCAATCGGCGCTGTCTGGAAAGCTCAAATATCCATTATCATAGGTTATTCCCCACTCACCATCAGGTCTAGCGAATGGCCCAAAGCTGCCTTGTACTGGTACATTGCCTGATTCTGAAATAGTGTGGTTGGATGCAGAGCCATCGTCGAAGGCATTGTTGACTCCGTTGTTAGCCCCATCAAAGTGACTTAGAAAACGTGTGCGATTGAACTCATCGTCTGATGGTGTGGCAACCGCAGTATTAGCTGAAGAGCCAAAACCTAAAAGATCATATCCAAAACTACTCATTAGTTGTAATCCTTATGCGTCATTCGCTGCGTCAGTAGTAAAGAAGAACTTGATGCCC